TGTTTATCAGCAACGCAAATGTTTCGGCGGGAAAGACAATGAGTCGGGCGTACGTCCTTCCCAATCGGAAGGCATTTGCCGATGCCATCACACGTGTCTTCATGAAGTACAGGGAGAAGGACAAGGACCCGCTGTCCGAGGAGGATAAGGATGTGGATCTCTGCTGGAAGCAGACCTCCGGGAACACCCGTGAGCTTTTTCCGTATCAGAAGATCATCCGTGATTATCTGAAGATCGAGACACCCTATCGCGGTATTCTTGTCTACCACGGACTCGGTTCGGGCAAGACCTGTTCGTCCATCGGCGTGGCCGAGTCTCTGCTCTCGACCTCGAAGGTCTACATCATGGTCCCTGCCTCGCTGGAAGAGAACTATCTTGAGGAGATTCTGAAGTGCGGTGATGCTGTCTACGCTGTTGAGCAGAACTGGGTCGAGAACCGCCTGAATCCCGATAATCGGGAACAAGCGAAGAAGCTGGGAATCTCCGATAAGTTCCTGGACAAGCACCAGCGCTTTTTCACCACAGTTCCTGGTGGCGACCCGAACTTTGCTGCTCAGCCCAAGAATACCCAGGCGCTCATCCGCGAGCAGATCAAGGATCTCATCGAGAATCGGTTCAATATCATCAAGTACAATGGTCTGAGCAAGAACAATATTGACAAGTACATTCAGCCGGGTATGTACGACGACAGTGTGGTCATCATCGATGAGGTCCATAACCTCATCTCGCGCGTCATCAACGAATCCGAGAGCGGTGTAAAGCTGTACGATTCGATCTACCGGGCCAAGCGTTGCAAGGTTGTGGCTCTCTCGGGAACGCCGGTCATCAATCGTCCGAATGAGATTGCGTATCTCATGAATCTTCTGCGGGGTCCGATTGAGCGCATCGTTATTCCCTTCAAGTCTATTGCCGCCTGGGATGAGGAGCGGATTTCCAAGGCCTTCCGTCAGCTTCCGGAGACAGACACGATCGAGTTCAATGCCCTGAAGAAGTACGTCATGGTGACTCGTAATCCTCCGCAGTTCCGCTCGACCTTCAATGGAAACGGCGATCGGATTGCCGTTCAGTACATGAAGGACATGGCCTTCATTCCTCAGGCGATTGATTGGGTTGCCTCGATCAAGTCCAAGATCGAGACCGAGGTCGGTGGTGCCGAGATCGCCTCTGAGCGCGTGACCACCGAGGAGTTCAGCTGCTTACCGACCGATTACGAGGAGTTTGCCGCTCTGTTCCTCGATGGTCTGAATATCAAGAACCCCATGATGTTTCGTCGGCGTATTCAGGGTCTGGTCTCGTACTTCAAGGGTGCCGATGAGCGCCTCATTCCTCGTCGGGTGGACGATGAGCACATGCTCGAGAAGATCGCGATGTCTGCAGAGCAGTTCACCCGCTACCTTGAGGTACGGTGGATGGAGATGAAGATCGATTCTCGTCGCAATCGCTCGTCTCTGGACGACGATCTTGGAACCTATCGTGTTCCCTCTCGTCTGGCCTGTAACTACATCATTCCTCCCGATCTGAGGGAGTTGACCAAGTCCGTGACGAAAGAATACAACGGCGTGCTCAAGGAAACCGAGGTGCCCGACAAGGAAGAGATCCTCAAGCGTCTCAGGGCTAATCCTGAGCGCTTTCTGTCGGAGAAGGCCCTGGAATCTTTCAGTCCTAAGTTACTGAAGATGCTGCAGAACGTGAAGGCGACGGGCGACAAGAATCAGTTCGTCTATTCTCAGTATCGGTCTCTGGAAGGTCTGGGTGTCTTTGCGGCAATCTTAGATGCTGCAGGATGGCAGGAATATAAGATTGTGAAGCAGGCGGGTCAGTGGGTCGAGAGCCCGGATATGGAAGATAAGCCCTCGTACACCTTTTACACGGGCGACGAGAACGTGGATGAGCGTAATCTGATTCTTCAGATCTTCAATGACAAGTACAGCAAGAACTTCCCTGCCTCACTGAAGGAGAGTGTGGAGAAGCGCGGCAAGAAGATCCTGTCCTTGCTGATGGCGACAAGCACGGGCGCCGAGGGTATTAGTTTGGCAAACACCCGTCACGTTCACATCATGGAACCCCACTGGACACCCGCGCGTCACGATCAGGTCATTGGTCGTGCGATTCGTATTTGCTCTCACGCCACTCTCCCGATGGAGGAGCGGACGGTGAAGATCAGCTTCTACGTCTCGGTCTTCACGGATGAGCAGTCCAAGTCAGCTGAGTTTCCGAACATCGTCGCGATCCGTCGTAACGACACCTCGATCCGTCGGTACGAGGGGCAGGCGGTCGAGGCCTTCATGTCGACCGACGAGTATCTGTATGAGACATCCTACGAGAAAGAGCGAATCAGTCAGAAGATAGGTCTTCTTCTGAAAGAGTCGGCGATTGATTGCGAGATCCATCGTAAACTCCATGCACGTGAGAAGCCCGTTGTCTCTTGTATGCGTTTTGATAGTACAACCACGGGCGAGGATCTGGCCTTCAAGCCGAACATCAAGAACGAGGACACAGATGCGACAATTCTGCGTAACACCACTCGGAAGCACCGCCGACTTCAGAAGGTTCTGATCAAGGGTCTGTCTCTGATCATTGATCCGGACACGAAGGAGGTCTTTGATGGTCCGGCCTGGGATGACAATAAGCGACTGTTACGGATGGGTGAGATGGTTAATTCGACTTCGATCCGATTTCTGCTTTGACATCCTTGAGAAATCCAGCACAGACTGTGTCCCAGGTCTTGAAGGAGTACCTCGCCGCCTTCAACTCCCGGTCTGGAAGATTCTGAATTGCGGACTCCATCGCGTCGGCAACACTCTCCGCTGTAAACGTCGGTATCCAGAATCCTAGAGGCATCGAACCGGCCATATACATACGTCCCGAGGGTGCAATAAACTCGGCAACAGAGTCATCCAGAAACGAACGATAGCTGCCGGTGTCGGTCACGATCTGGGGGGCACCCGTGTACAGATGCTCAATCTGACACAGTCCGAAGCCCTCGCCGTCAGAGGTGTTAATACCGATATTACAGGCATTGTACAGATCATTGATGATGTCATCGGTGACAGCCTTGGCATTATTGTCACCCGTGTCCACGATCATCAGACGCTTTCCAAACTCCTCGATTTCAAGACCCTGGCGACGAAGCTCGGTTTGGTAAATACGAGCCAGATCGTAGTAGGCCCCCTGCTGAACATTGAGGCTGGTCACAAAGAGCAGGTAGTACGGCTTCGAGGGATCCCGCTTGATCAACTCCACAAACCCCATGATCGAAAGATCCTGGCGCTTGCGAGAGCTATTCCGATTCGCATTCATCATAATGATCGCATCGGGTCCAACATTCATCCGAGCACGCGCAGCCTGACGAGCAACCTCGGGAATCCTGCGAAAGATCGTGGGGTCAACCGCATGCTCCATAACACTGATCTCCGGACCCGTCCCATACTCGGCATACACCTTGGCCCACGACTTCGTGAAGCAGTAGATCCGATGGGCGTTCTTGTTGAGGACATCCATCAGAGGCTGAGCGATTCCATGATAGACCTGATCGACATAGAGCCAGAGCTTGTAGGGAGACTCATCCTTCTTGTACTTCATAGAATCGATGAACTTGTGAATGATGAGGGGATCATTGTAGATCATGACGACGTCAGGATTCACCATCTCCAGATACTCGTGGATCTTGTTGAATCCGAAACCATCCTCGCGCGGATCCTCATTGGCTGCGGCATCGTAAGCGATGACACCGGCGGGAACCTTGCGGATAGACTCGCGCTTGGGATGACGCTGAAACCCAAAGTGGTAGGTCTTCACGGCAGGTGCCAGTGTCGTCAGCTGCTTAAGAAGATTGACCACAACCTTCGAGTAGCCCGTCGTCTGATCAACGTGAGTGCTGACCAGAACAAACTTCATTGATAGATTAGACTTTTCTCTGCGTAAACTACAATGCAGGTCAATAATACGCAGGACTATATCACCCAGTATAAGCGCCGAGTGATTGCCAAGTCGATCGCTGTTGCGTCTCCTCCCCAGAAGCGCCGGACGAATGCGATGTACACCTCGGTTCTGGGCAACGGACAGGACCAGTACAACAAGTTCGTCAGTGCTCCGGGGCGCAACAACTACTATGGAGACACGCTCGGTCGTGTGTTCACCTCTCTGTGCTGCAAGCCCCAGAATGTGGTTTCCGGCGGTACGCTCTCGTACACGCCTGCGTACCCCGGCATTCAACCGTATCTTGTCTAATCACAATAGTAATGCCTGGAGGACTTATCCAGCTCGTCGGCGTGGGCGCACAGAACGAACTTGTCAATGGAAACCCGTCCATGACACACTTCCGTGCTGTCTACCGCCGTCATACCAATTTTGCTATGGAGTCGATCCGAATGACGTTCACGAGCACGAATCTTCAACTTGCTCAGAGCACTACACGAAAGATTTCGTGTCGTATCGACCGGTATGCTCAGATTTTATTGGACACTTACCTGATCATCACCCTTCCCGATATTTGGTCTCCTCTTTCGTATTTAGGATCAAGTGTCAAGCCTCCTACAGGCTACGATCAGCGTTCTAACTCGATGGGATACGAGTTTCAGTGGATCAAGAACATCGGCTATAACCTGATTGATCACGTTGAAATCACCGCCAACGGTCAGGTTCTTCAAACCATGACAGGTGAGTGGTTGAAGATGTACTCCTATCTGACTCACGATACGAACAAGCGGAAGATCGTGGATCAGATGGTGGGAAATGTCCCCGAACTCTACGATCCAGCCAACGGCAATGGACGGCAGAACCAGTATCCCCATGCGATTGCGCCGACGGCATATCCGGGCGTCGCACCGAATACCAAGGTTCCCGAACCGTCGATTCGCTCTCGTCAACTGACCATTCCTCTTCACTTTTGGTTCTGCGAGAACCCGGGTCTGGCCCTTCCACTGGTCGCTATGCAGAACTCCGACATCTACATCAACGTGATTTATCGTCCTCTTGCCGATCTGTTCACGATCCTTGATACGGTTCCGACCTCTCCGACCTACGGCCAGCGTATTTCTGGAGCGGGAGCCATCGGAGGCTTTCTCTCGCCTCCTAACGCAGGTGGGTTCCCGACGAATCCGGAACTCACGACCTTTTTCCCCGATCCCTACCTGGAGGGCAACTTTGCCTATCTGACAGAGATGGAGATGGCTCAGATTGCAGGAGCTGATCAGACCTTCCTGGTCAAGACCATCAAGTACATCAATAACACCGGTCAGTATGGATCGAGTGACTCTGTGTTGCCTGCCTTCAATCTGGTGACTCGTCTCATCTTCAGTGCCCAGCGTACAGATAAGGTTCTCACCAACGACTGGGACAACTACACGAACTGGGACAATCCGAAGGCAGCGCCCTTCACGTCAACAAACACGGACACGTTCTCAACAGTCAACAACTCGACACAGACACAGACCTTTCTCTACTCGAGTGGCCAGCAGCAGATTACCTCGGTCTCCCCTCGGGATCCGGTGATTGATGGTGTCATTCTGCTGGATGGCAAGGAACGTTTCACTGTGAAGCCCGTGAACTACTTCTCTCTGATTCAGATGTACAAGCATACCACGGGTGAGACGCCTGATCTTCCGGGTGTCTACCAGTACTCGTTTGCTCTGAACAACGATCTCTACCAGCCTAGCGGAGCTCTGAATGCCAGCATGTTCAACAAGACCATTCTTCGTCTGACTCTACAGCAGCCGGTTCCGACAGCTATGGGCGTTGCCTCTCAGCGGGTGGAGAACGTTCTGAAGTCCTCGATCTTCAGTCCGAATCCTGTGATTATTCCTCCAGCCCAGTGCAATCTGTTTACACCTGATCAGCTTGTGACCGTGGTCGTCAACTCGAATGGAGACAGCATCATCTTTGCCTACACGTACAATGTCGGTGTCTACGTGGAGTCCATCAACTTCTTACGCATCACAAGTGGTCTTGCGAATTTCGTGTTTGCTAACTAACAATGAGTTTGACGATCAAGCAGGCAACCTGGGGCGACGAGACGTCGGCTCGCGACATTACAAAATCTATTCAAAAACTGGTGAAGGATGGCTCCTACTTGGACATTACGGCTGGATCTCATTTAGTTCCTTCTGTGACTCTGAATCCTAACGTCGCAAACCTTACAGACGACGATAAGAAGGACATTAAGGATGAGGCGATCAAGAAGTGCCAGGGGAATGCGAACGATGCAGCGTGTATTGCACTCCAGTCTGCCAACCTTGAGGCCACTCTTCTTCAGACCAAGATTGCCGAACAGAATTCATCGGCAAACATCATCAGCGGTCGTCGTCTGACTATCGATCTCGTGGATGGAAACGGCAATGAACAGACCATCATGATTCCGGATGGCCAGGAATTCAAGGCTGGACAGCCTACTTCGGGAAACACTGTAGTCAAGCCGAAACCAGTTGACGGAGAGGCAGCGCCGTCGACTATGTCGACGATTCTCTCCTATCTCACAACGGGCTCGGGATACTTGATTACAGTTCTCTTAACGATTCTGTGGGCGTTCAGTATTGTTGTGACCTACCGCGTGTTGGTTCTGGCGGGGCATGTCATGGCTGCCTATATTCTCACAGCTCTGGCGATCGTGATTCCTTATTCGGGTCTGGTCACCACACCGATTGCAATGGCTGTCTATTATTATCTGGAAAATCAGTAATGATACAACCCACGTGGCTTGTTGCAGGTGCCATTGTTGGAATGCTTCTTGCCTGCGTCATCATCCCTCCTGCCCGCAAACAGCCCACCGTTCCTGAGCCTCACGATACGGGCATTTTCCACACGGATACGGGATGTGTCCGTACAAACGCCATTGAGGTCCCGTGTGGCGATTCGTGGGAGTCGTTCAATCTTCTCGCAGGTGTAAAGCAATAAGGAATGATCAACGTCTCTCGAGGCTTAGAACGAGCCTCTGCCTTTTTCTCCTTCATCATCGGCTTTGGGATCTCGGTCCTGATCTTCCACCGCAACTATGACAGCTATCGTACCCTAGCTCTTCCACTGAATGAGGTGACAACCAAGACGACCAAGGTTGACGGCAAGTGCTATACGTATCGCGTGGAAGATGCCTCGTGTGAAATCCCGTCTTCTTCATAAACAATGGACTCTGACGCCACCCCGCTGGATGCCCTCCTTCCGTCTCCTCAGGGTCCTCAGTCGGCTGGACCTATGCCTGGTATGGCGGGCTCCGATCACCACCCGCGTACGCAGATGGCGCCCTCGTTCAAGCCGAGTCTGCCGATGATGCGTCTGATGTGGGCGAACCTGACTCTGTATGTGTCGTTCTTCCTGGTGACGGTGGCGCTGTCTCTGTCGGCGCCTCGTGATCTCCTGCTGAAGTATGTGCCGAATGCCTATACGTCGGGTGGAGTGCTGTCGTGGCAGGGTGCGGGTGTGCTGGGTGCGGTGGCAGTGGTGGCCTCGCATTTGCTGAATAACTTCCTCGTGAGCACCTTCGTCTAAAATGGATTTGATCCCGACACGCAAACCAGGAAGCGTGTTAAGATGTCGAACACCATGATCACGCTCAACCAGCGCAACTACATTCTCGAGGCCGCCGCCGAGGGCGAGGCCTACCGTCGCCGCATCATCTCCAACGTCCTGGCGGAGATGCGGGACAAGATCGACGAGGCGGACATCGTCACCCAGTTCCGTCTCGCGCTCTTCAACGGGCGTCGAGCTTACGTGGACGTCACGTATCCACGGTTCTGGGACGCTCAGAACCTGGACTCGGATCCCCGTCTCGACCTCAACAAGCTCCTTGAGGACTCTGACGGCTACGAGCAGTTGACGGAGCAGTTCCGCTACGTCGACATCGCTCACTCCGTGGACGTGGAGAACATCCACCTCCGTATCTGGTTCAAGCCGGAGAAGCACGAGGCGTATGACGACGAGGAGGTAGGAACGCCGAATCGTACGCTTCAGGCTCTGACGCCTCCTCCGGCTCCTATTCGTGTGCGTCGCAACCTCGGCGCCAGCTTTGACGCTGTCGACATGGACAGCGAATAGCTGAGCGAGTAAACACCAAAACCAAAACACCTGCACGTTCTATATATTTTTCGATTAAACAATCGTGGAGTATAGAGAACAATGTTCCGTCCAGAGTACCTAGCCCAGCCTCCCGCTTGGTTTTACTCTCGGATTCTGGTGGGAGCGGGGGGAATGCTCACCGCCTCCTTCGTATCCAAACATAACATTACACACGTCATCAACTGTGCGATGCCCGAGGATTCTCCGCCCTGGTTTCGCAATCTGTATCGGTCTCGATATAAGTGCCTGTCAGCCGTGGACAGTCCGAATGCCAATATCTTGCGTTGGTATCCGGCATTTCAAGACACGATGTCGGCTATGTTGCGTGAAACAGGATCCGGGACGGTCTTCGTTCATTGTCAGTGTGGAATCAATCGTTCAGCCTTCCTGTCTCTGACCTATATTACGAAGAACTTTGGCTTTGACTTTGAGGAAACAGTGAAGTCTCTGAAACGCCAACGTCCTTGTATGTTCACAAATCCTATCTACATGAAACAGACGAAGGAGTTTGTAAGTAGCCTCCATGGACGTGTTCCGGGTGAGAAAGATTCGGGAGACAAACGCCTCGGGCTCCTCGATGGGAACTCTGGACTCGGTTCATCAGGAGTTGGTGCAGGGGATGAGGGAGACCAAGACAAAGACGGCGGACTTGGAGGAGACGATGAACTCCCTTAAGCAACAGAGGGAACGGCTAGAGACCTCGACGGATCTCAAGGATATTGTGAAGTGTTCGCAGATTGATGCGCAGATCCGCAGTATTCAGGAGGAGATGGCCCAGGCGAATCCAGTTCAGGATTATTACATGAAAAACATGGACATCCTGATTGATTATTACGGAAAGCAGGATACGGCTACGGGTCCGGTCCCCACGCTTCCTCCGAAGGATAGCAATACCTTCTTGAAGTTTTTTGTTGCAAACGTTCCCCTGGTTGATACGGGGTTGTCGAAGAAGCAGATGTTTGATGAATATGTGGCTCGTATGAAGTTGTCGAATGGTCCCGAAGCCACTCAGTTGTTGACCGAGCATTGCGTCGCCTGTAATGTCGCTCGCGAGGAGATCAGTTCGGAGGGTATTCTGGTGTGTCCGTCGTGTGGATCCGAAGAGTATGCGCTGGTTGTCTCGGACTTTCCCTCGTTCCGCGATCCTCCGAAGGAGCGGAACAACTATGCATACAAGAAGATCAATCACCTCAACGAGATCCTGAATCAGTTTCAGGCGAAGGAGAGCACCATCATTCCTGAAGAGGTCATGAATGAGGTCGTGATGGAGATCAAGAAGCGGCGCATCGACAATATTGCCGATCTGTCGGAGGAGGATATTCGGCAGATTCTCAAGAAGCTCAATCGCTCGAAGTACTACGAGCATCGGGCTCACATTCTCAGTCGTTTGAACGGCAATCCACCTCCTACGATCACACCCGAGATTGAGGAGAAGATACGAGCTATGTTTCAGGAGATTCAGGCACCGTTCTTGCTGTACTGCCCGAACGATCGGACGAACTTTCTGTCGTACTCGTACATTCTGTACAAGTTCTTCGAGCTACTGGATCTCGATGAGTACAAGGTCTTCTTTCCTCTGCTCAAATCCCGCGATCGTTTGATCGCACATGACCAGATATGGAAAAAGATTTGTGATGACTTGAACTGGGAATTTATTCAGAGCGTTTAATAATGCTCTTTGTCCTCACCAGTTATGACACACAGAGTGCGGGGGCAGATGGAGCAGTCATTATAGGTATCTATTCTAGTATGGAGGAAGCCAAAAAGAAGATCGAGACACTTGGTAGACTCGATCATGCTAATAGCGATAGTGGACTCGGGAATATCGAGGGAGACAATGGCAAAGGCGACGAGGAAGGCAGGATTCATTACCACGTGAAGGAGGTGCAACAGGGTGGTCGTCGTCGCAAGACCCGTCGTACTAAGAAGTTTTCTCGTCGCGTTTAATAAATGTCGACCTCGCTTCAACCCTACCAGGTGGACCAGATTAAGGGTATGCTGGATGATACGACGAGCAAGATCAAGGCGATTCTCAATGAGGCGGGTCTCTCCGAGGAGGGTGGTCGTCGCAAGAGCCGTCGCTCGAAGAAGGGGCGGAAGACGCGCCGTCATCATTAATACCGCCGAGTCGCCTTGCGACCACGACGACGAATCGTACGACGACGGCGGCTGCGCATGCGACGTCCGCCCTTCGTACCGACCTCTAAGCCACCAATGAGATCCGCCAGACCTCCATCATCGTCATCATCAACCACAAAGGACCCCTCGCCATTCGACACGACCGCAGCCACCTGATCACGAGCCTCAGAGACCTCCATCTCCGAATCACCGATCGCCTGCTCAACAGTGGCGACTGTGGTCGGCACAGCGTTTCCCGAGATCTGTCCTGTCGTGATGAGCTCATGATACTTGATCTGAGCCTCCTCGGACTTGGCGCCAATGGCGTTCAAGAACCGCGTGCGCATCTCAGAGTTCGCCTTCAGGGACGGGATCTTCATGAAGGCATTGTTCCACACACGATACGGCTTGGAAATACCCACATCAAACCGCAGCTCACGATCAACTTCCGCCTGGATGATCTTGAGATCGCGGCTAGAAATCTCACCCTTCTTGAAATCGAACGAGGCCTTGAAGGTCACGTTGCGACGGATGATGGACGGCACCAGTGCGGACTGGGCAAGACGTTCGGGATTACGCTGGACTCCCTTGAATGGGGATTCCAGAGTGACACCGCCTTCAGGCTTCTGCTTGGCCGTGAACACGTAAATAAACAGTGCCGTAGGCATTCTTGTATAATATTCAGAGATTACTCCTGGTCTTTCGGCAGGCTCATCAGACCGTAGAGCACACCGAAGAAGACCAGGGTGTGCAGGATAAACCCGAAGGCCGTGGGGCAGCCGTTATTCGCCACGCCAGGGATGAGCGAGTTGACGAAGCGAAAGGTCACGGGGTTCGCCACGAGAAAAAATGCAAGGGCCGAGTACAGAGAGTACTTCAGCTTCAGTCCAGGGGTCTTCACAGCCATTTTTGTTTTAGGAGGAGGTTTTTAGTTACTTGGAGCTGAGAATCTTGGTAAACGTTTCTGTCTCTACATATCGATATTGGATATTAAGCAGATTGTTGTTCTTCTTCTCTTCACGAATGAGATAACGCTCTCGAGTTAAGAGCTCTCCCTTATTTTTACAAGGATAGAGTTCTACGAGTCGAATGTCGACATTTTGAGGTCCGACCTTCTTGATGTAATCAGATAGGCGTCCATGTGAAGACGAACTTCTGTGGCCCTTAAGACGGTTCTCAAGAGTCTGAATGGTACTTCCTCGATAGATCACGTTACCTTCGAATACAAGATCGTAAATCTTCCCGTTCTTGTAGTTACTGTCTTCTTCGATATGACGAGTAGCAGAGGCTTTTTCCAAATAATCATCACTATCTTCTTCAGCTGGTTGAAGATGCTGTTCGATCATGAGAGGAGACAGCTGTATGCGACGTGATGCGTCTTCAATCGTCATACCTTTCCCAATGAGTTCTTGAGTATGGCGAAGCTTTCTGAGTTCAATCGCCATCTCTGATCTCCCAAAATGTAAGGCACACTCAGCAGTGCTTTTACCTGATGAGATCATCTGAAGGAGTTTTTCGTCAAGTTCTGCGGTCCATCTGGCTCGGTGGTTGGTCTTCTCCGATTGATTAGAAATCGATGACATTTTGAGTGTCTTGTAGGGTTGATGTAAAAATACATAGTTAAACGAAATCCGTTTTAGATGTATTTACTTACAGTTTGCGCTAACTACACAATGCATTGGGTCTATGTCCTACGATCAGACGATGGAGACATATACGTGGGCGAAACAACACGGCTGTTCAGACGATGGAACGAGCATCAGACTGGAAGAGGAGGAGTAAACACAAGCAATGGCGACTATAATACGATTATTGGAGTCTATAGTGTAGTAAACAATAGGTCGTTTGCGAGATTTTTGGACGATAATGCTGTGTGGAGATGCGAACGCTTCTGGGATGATGAGGTGGTAAAAGATGATGGTCTTTACGTGGAAAATCTAATAACAGAGAGATATTTGACGGACATGGGACAGTCGCGCATTAGTGTTCGTGGAGGGTCCTACACAACAGAGTCTCGTTGCGAAAACTACTGGAATAGTGGAAGAACGTGTACACGGGACAGACCGCTCTGTAAGTGTGGGTTCCCCTGTGAGGTTAAGATTAAGATTGATAAGACTAAGATTTACTTTGAATGCCCGATTCCCAGATGGATTGAGGGGTTTAACATCCCAGAAAGATGTAACTTCTGGAAGGAATACGAACCGTACAGAAAAATGAAGGAAGAGCTACGTGAGCCACCGAGGTTAGATATTCGTGCTGTGTTTGCTGATCCATTTTAGATTACATGTCCGTCAACGTGCTTCTTCGCATAACATGTTGTAGCCATATGATTATCGCGACCACAACGGCTACAGGTTGGTTCCGAGAACTCTACATCTTGAAACTCGACAGTTTCCTCGTCACTACAAGGGAAGTTGATCACGACTCCCTGATTAATCTTGAGAAGTTTCATGTACATCGAGCATTGAGTTATATGATCGTCTTTTACACTTCTGACTGACTTGAGCTCGACGACAAGATTTCCGTTGATGACAATATCGGCACGTACTTGTCCAACTTCTACGCCTTCGAACATAACAGGGATTACTTGTTCGGATGTGAAGGGGATGTTGTTCTTCTTGAGTAGAACCTCCAGCGCATTCTGGTAAATGCGCTCGGTGAAACCTGCACCGAGACTGACGAACACACGATTTGCGAACGACTTGACCTTATCCATCTTGAACGTAAAAATGTTTTTATATGTAAATCGAATCCATTTTGGACAATCATTCCGTTTCAGGCAGAGCACGGTCCGCCCAACCACGCAGGATGGCCTCCAGCTCATGCCACCCGTTCTCTCGAGCGAAGGTGGCCTCTCGCAGTAGGCCCAGTCTGGTCATCTCAAAGACCTTCTTGTTGTTCATCGACTTCTTCCAGTAGTAGCCGATCAGGGTCCCCATCGATCGACCCTCTTCCGTACCGTTGTCGGCATAGCTCGCATAGAGCTTGTACATCTCATCCTGCGTCATTCGAAACACGAGTTTGGGCGGCATGGTGACGAAAAATATATAGTTTTGATGAATTGAATCCGTTTTCTACGGATAGCAACGCTTCTTGAAGTCCTCCATATTCTCTGTTGCCATCGCCTGATTGCAGGCAAGACACACAGCACGGAGGTTCTCCACAGTGTCCGGACCCCCGTTGCTTTGCGGGATGACGTGACCAGCGTGCCACGTACCCAGAGCAGTGATCTTCTCCTTACAGCAGTAGCAGTTGCCCTCCAGCGTCGAGCCAAACTGCTTGGTCCACACAGCCTCCCGCGTCTTCTTGGGGATCGTCTTGCGAGGAGCACTCTTCTTGGATTCGGGCTCAATCTTCTTCTTGGGAATAGCCAACTTGCTCTTCACAACCTCCTGAAACGATACGCAGTCGTTCAAGGAGTTCGCAAGACACCATAAGTTAGCATTGTCCTTGAGGTCCTTCGATGATACGAAGACCTGGCACTGAAGTTGTTGAAGGAAGTTGGAGAACTGAGATATCTTTGGATCCTGTTCGGGGGTGATTCCATTCACCCAGTTGCAGAGGGCGCTGACCACATTGCTACGGTCGAGCGTCGTCAGCTTGACGATGAGATTCTTGAACTTAATCGATGAAGAAGCCATGGTGTTCGTGTAGGTCGGGAACGTCTTCCGTATTCCGTGGGGAGAACGAATCCATTTTGGACGGTTTCGCCGAAAAAGGAATCTTCTTGTTTTAATATTGAAAGTATCATAAACAGATCAGATGTCTGAGGCCCCGGTTACACCCGCTCCCAGCGCACCGCCCCATTCTCGCCGTGGCAGCGTCGCACCCGCCTCTCGTCGTCCCAGTGCTGCCCAGCTGGAGATCCGTCGGCCCAGCCAGGTTATACAACAGGTTGCGATCAAGGTCGAGGAGGTCTCCAAGGCGGTCAACGAGGTCAAGGCTGCTGGAACGACCCTCTACACGAAGATTGGAGTTCTCTTTGCAGGTCTGGCCGCGGGTGGAGCGATTGCGGGTGGTATTCTGGGAACTCGGCGGACGGATACGACTGTTGTTACGCCTTACAACGTGACCTCGTACAATACGACAGCGGTTTACAATCTTACATACAGCGCCACGACATCCCCAACTTCGAGCGCATATACTTACACTGCAAGTCCGACGTCTCGTCCTTCGGCGTCGCATTCCGCAGTGCCGTCCGTGTCGGCGAGCCCGACGGTGAGCTCCTCGGCGACTCCGTCAGCCCCGTATACCATGACGTATAGCGCAGGACCTTCTGCGTCCACGACAGCGCGGGCGACGGTGTCGTCGACGGTGTCGTCGACGGTGTCCGCAACGGCCTCGGGATCTCCGTCGTCAAGCCCGTCGGCATCTGCGGCTCCATCGTCCTAAACGTTGCCTCAACACACCACACGGGCTTCGAGTTCTGATCCGTCCAGGCAATCTTCGACGTGATCTTGCCGGAGACATTCGGAAACTCAGACGAGGACGTCTCGTTGAACGAACCCGGAGCCTTGGGACAGGCAGTCTGCGAACACAGATCCTCCTTGGTTGCCGGAAGGGGAATGCCGTTGAAGTTGATCGTGTACGTCGCCGTACCACCCGTGAGATCCGACTTCAGATCATACGCCACCCACAGATCCGTCTGGTCACCCGCTACGGGGTTCTCAGGACTAAACCCAAAACTCGTGATCGTTGCCTGATCAGACGACGAACCGCAGTTACGGAGAGCGACAGTCGACGCCAAGATAAGAAAGGATAGAGGGCCCATTTGTTTCT